TACATTTTGGTTGGCTAACATCACAAAGATATTTCAAAGAGAATATTAATAATGATATTAGGGCTGCATTACAACAAGAACAATTAAATGTAATGGATACTGATATAGTTCCATTTGGTTTGATGGATAATGGTATAGATGATCCATTTGATGATCCAGAAGCAGATGCTAAAGAGAGATGGATAGTTAGTAAAGGTAATAGATTTGTGTTTGATAATACTGATTGGGAGATACTAAGCAATAGATACAAACTATAATTAGTATTCATTGAAAGGCTGACATAGCCATTATACAGCCTTGTCAATACTTGTCAAGTGAAAAGTGGTGTTTTTCTAAATAATAAAAGACGATATAAATAACCTTCTTGAAAAGGAGTATAAAAAAATGCCATTTTTTCTTTCACCTGGCGTTAATGTTTCTGAAATTGATTTAACAACAATTGTTCCAGCCGTTGGCACTACCGAAGGTGCCTATGCAGGTCAATTTGTTTGGGGTCCAGTAAATTCTATTGTTAATCTATCTAATGAAGTTGAACTTGTAAATATTTTCGGTAAGCCAGACGCAAACACTTTCAAATCATTCTTTACCTGTGCAAACTTCTTATCATATGCAAGAAATTTAAGAGTAGTCAGAGCAGCTAACACATCTGTTGCTAAAAACGCAACATCAAACAATGTTGGTCTATTGATTGCTAACAGAGATTCATATGATATATCATATAGAAATCTTCCAGCCGCAGCAAATAATATTGGTATGTTTGGTGCAAGATATCCAGGTGTACTTGGCGATTCACTTAAAGTATCTCTTTGGGCATCTTCTAATGCAACTGCATATGCTGGTTGGGAATATGCTGAAGAATTTAATAGTGCTCCTGGTACATCAACCTATGTTGCTAATGTTGGTGGTGCTAACGACGAAATGCATATCATCGTTCTTGATGAAGATGGGAAATTTACAGGTCTAGCTAATACAGTATTAGAAAAATTCTCATATATTTCAAAAGCATCTGATGCAACAAACGATGATGGTTCATCAAATTACTATGTCAATGTCATCAATGACAGATCAAGATATATGTATATTCTAAACCATGCACAAGATGATGCTACAGCATTACCTGAAACATCTACATGGGGAACTCCTGCTTCTGGAACAACTTATGCTGAAGATAGCACATCATATACAGCATCTCTTGGTTCTGGTGTAGATGGTGCACCAACAGATGGTGATATCATTAGAGGTTATGATAAATTTGCGAATGCTGAAGAAGTTGATGTCTCACTCATACTGACAGGTGCTCATTCACAAACAGTTTCTGAATATGTAGTTGATAATCTAGCAGAAGTGAGAAAAGATTGCGTAGCCTTCGTATCACCAGATATGGATGATGTTGTTAATAATGCTGGAAATGAAGTGGATGATATTATTTCAAAGAGAAATCTTTACAATTCATCTTCATATGCAGTTATGGACAACAATTGGAAATATCAGTTTGACAAATACAATAACGTGTATCGCTGGCTACCAATGAACGGTGATATTGCAGGTCTTTGTGTTCGTACTGACTTTGAAAGAGACCCTTGGTTCTCACCCGCAGGATTCAATCGTGGTCAAATTAAAAATGTTGTCAAACTTGCTTGGAATCCAACTAAAGCAAATAGAGATGACCTATATAAGAATGGTGTAAATCCAATCGTATCATTCCCAGGAGAAGGTGTGGTATTGTTTGGTGATAAAACTATGCTTGCTAAACCATCAGCTTTTGACAGAATCAATGTTCGCAGACTGTTCATCGTCCTAGAAAAAGCAATTGCTCGTGCAGCTAGATACTCACTATTTGAGTTCAACGACGAATTTACAAGAGCACAGTTCGTCGCCCTAGTGGAACCTTTCTTAAGAGATGTTCAAGGCCGCAGAGGTATCTATGATTTCCGAGTTGTTTGTGACACCACAAATAATACTCCAGAAGTTATTGATAGAAATGAATTTATTGGTGATATCTATATTAAACCTGCAAGATCAATCAACTACATCCAGCTAAACTTCGTAGCAGTGCGTACTGGTGTTGCGTTTGAGGAAGTTGTTGGAAAATTCTGATGAGTAATATAAATAGATATAACTACACCAAGGAGTAAATAAGAATGGCTTTCCGAGTACAAGATTTTAGATCACAGATGGTTTTTGATGGAGCAAGACCAAATCTGTTTCAATGTGAGCTTACATTTCCAACTCTTGTAAGTGGTGCTGCTGCTCAATCTAAATTCACATTTATGGCCAGGGCAGCACAAATGCCCGGCTCTACAGTCAATCAAATCTCACAGTTCTATTTTGGACGTGAACTTAAGTTTTCAGGGAATAGAACATTCCCTGAATGGACTGTTACAGTAATCAATGATGAAGATTTCATTATTCGTGATGCTTTTGAAAAATGGATGAATGGATTAAATTCTCACGTAGGGAATGTTAGAAATCCAGCTTTCCAAAATGCGGCTGCGTATCAACAAGATGCATATGTTACACAATATGGTAAAACTTATAGCGAGATTAAGAAATATAAGTTTGTCGGTTTATTCCCAATTGATGTTTCTCCAATCGAATTAGATTGGGGTGCTAACGATGCTATTGAAGAATATGCTGTGACATTCTCATATCAATGGTGGGAATGGGCTGGTGGTACAAATGGTCCTACAACTGACACATCTGCTGCACAGAATATAGAAAATCCAATTCTACCATTCATCGCATAATAAGTAGGGTGGATTACCACCCTACATTTTCAAGGAGTATTATTTTATGGCAGTGACACTTTTCGGGTTCGAGATTAGCCGAAAACAAGATAGACAAGACCAAGAAGAAAAGACAAAAACATTTGCTATGCCCCAGAATGATGATGGTGCTGTCACCATTCAATCTGGGGCATACTATGGTACATATGTCGATCTCGATGGTGTTGTTAGAAATGAAATTGAACTCATCACTAGATATCGTGAAATGTCTATGCAGCCAGAGCTTGAAACTGCAATTGACGAGATTGTTAATGAGGCTATTGTCATTGAAGATTCAGGTAATTCAGTTGAAATCAATGTCGATGATCTTGAAGTTTCTGATGCAATCAAGAAAAAAATTAGAGATGAATTTGAATATATTACCAAACTTCTAAACTTTGGTAATATGGGGCACGACATCTTTAGACGATGGTATATTGATGGTAGAATGTTTTATCACATTGTAATTGATGAAACTTCACCAGCAAAAGGTATTCAAGAAGTTAGATATATTGATCCTAGAAGAATAAGAAAAATTCGCGAAATTCAAAAAACAAAAGACCCTAAAACGGGCATGGAAATTATCAAGAAACAAAACGAATACTACCTCTATAACGAAAGAGGTGTTGTCGGATCACATTCAAACTTAGGAACTAAAATTGCTATAGATTCTATAGCAAATGTAAATTCAGGTTTGATGGACGCTAAACGAGCAATGGTATTGTCATACCTACATAAAGCAATCAAACCTCTCAATCAGTTAAGAATGATTGAGGACGCCACAGTAATATATAGACTTTCAAGAGCACCAGAGAGAAGAATTTTTTATGTTGATGTTGGTAGTATGCCAACAATAAAAGCAGAACAATATCTTCGTGATATTATGGTCAAATACAGAAACAAATTAGTATATGATAGTAATACTGGCGAAATTAAAGATGATAGAAAACATCTATCTATGCTTGAAGATTTCTGGTTGCCACGTAGAGAAGGTAGTAGGGGTACAGAAATCACAACTCTCCCAGGCGGACAGAATTTAGGTCAGATGGAAGATGTTCAGTATTTTGAAAAGAAATTGTATAAATCTCTAGGTGTTCCTATATCAAGACTCGAATCTCAATCAGGATTTTCTCTTGGTAGAACAACTGAAATTACAAGAGACGAGTTAAAATTTACAAAATTCGTACAAAGATTAAGAAATAAATTCTCAACTATTTTTGACGACCTTCTTAGAGTGCAGCTTGTATTAAAAAGAATTTGCACGGAAGAAGAATGGAAAGAGTTTAAAGAAAAAGTATGGTATGATTATAAAAAGGATAATAATTTCACTGAATTGAAAGAAGGTGAATTATTAGCAACAAGACTTCAAACTCTACAAATGATCGACCCTTATGTGGGTAAATATTATTCATTAGAATGGGTTAGAAGAAATGTATTGTATCAAACAGATGATGAAATTGAAGAAATTGATACACAAATGCAACAAGAAGCTGATGCTCAAGCCCAACAGCAAGCACAGCAACAAGCAGAAATGGCAGCAAAAGGTCTTGCCCCAGATGGAACACCACTACCAATTGGTCCAGATGGAAATCCAATTGGCCCAGATGGTCAGCCTATCATGCCACCATTACCATCTAAATTTGAAACACTAGATAACGAATTGGAATTTTTACAATGAGCAAGTATATTAAAGAAGATTTAAATATAGTAAAAAAAGAAGTTCCATCTAATGTATCTTTAGAAGCTGCTAGAATGGGTCTTGCATATGTTGGATTTGGGAGATATCAAGACCCCAAATCCCAACAAGTAACTCATATTGGTATTGATGATAAACTAGTTCCATTCAAGAAAGCTATTAAGTCTAATACATTCAAACAGAATAATATGGATGATATTGGACAATATGCTTCTCTAATGGAGCCCGAGATTCAAGAATTACACGAAGAACTTATTCGGGCATATTCACCAGAACAATATAGAGATGATGAACTAAATGCAATATACACATTCACTGATGGTGGATTTTATGATATCAATAATAGATTATCTTCAATGCCTGCCGGTGTTCCTGCTAAAAAGATAGAACCCAATTCACCAGATGATACTATCATAGATGTAATACAATCATTAGACTCTGCTATAAAACAAGTAAGAGCCCCATTAGATTTTCCTGTGTTTGTTAAATTAGGACCAAACTATAATATAGACGATTTTGCTCCTGGCCGATCATTTGTTTTTAAAGGATATAGAAATACAACTATAAATCTCAACACAGCACTAAATTCATCTGAAAATACGCAAATGAGTCCTGCTGGTAGAAAAATGGCTGCTATTCTTCAAATAAATATCAGAAAAAATTCTAGAGGTATGTATATTTCTGATTATTCATCAACACCAGAGGATATGGAATTTCTATTACCAAGAGGAACTGTTGTTGAAATTATTGATGGACCAAACACAATAGTCGGGTCCAATGCTGCGAGTGAAGATATGAGCCTGGAAATCGTTTATTTTAATTGCGTAACAAAATAATATAAATAGATAAGTAACTAAAATAGGAGAATACAATGGAAATCAAAGAAGCTATTGTAAGCTTGCTTGAAAAGAAACATTCTGTTATGAAAGAATCTTTTGATAAAGTTCTTTATAAAAAAGCTGCTGAAAGACTTCAAGAAATGAAAGTTGAAGTTGCATCTAATTTTTTCGGTAAAAACTAATGAATACTATCAAACATATCCTGCAAACCTATGAAGCATCATTAGATGATAAGATTGATTATCTTGTTGAAGCAGGTTTGTTTGAAGAAAAGAAAGTTGGAATGCTCAAAAGAGCAGTGAATAAAAATCCAAATAATCTGACTATGGCAGAATCAAAGGTTTTGAAAGAGTTTGTAGATAATGTAGTATCACAACTATTGTATGAAAAACAGGACCACTTATCAGCATATGATAAGAAAATGAATAAAAATAAAAATGTTGATAAAGAATTACCCACAGTAATCATATTAAAAAGAAAGGCCATTAGAGTGTATCCCGATAATCAAAAAATCGCATTGTATTACTCACAAGCACTAGATAGGTATATCTCTATTCCATATGGCCCAAAAGGTGAAGCTTTAGGAATGACTATGAATGAAAGCATAGACACTAAAGTAAATCCACAAGATAGCAATAAAATTCCTTCCGCAAATCCAAAGTCACCATCTGAACGTGAAATGAAAAAGGATGTTGATACAGGGGATATTTTGAAGATGATGAAAAAGAATGAACCAGTAAATCCCAGAATGAATTTTGCACCATCTGCCGACCCTAAAATGCGTATTGATGAAGTAACTAGAGGTGTCGGTGGTAGTCCTGTTCAAGGCTCTGTGTTAGACCGAATTAGAAGACAAAAAGAGAAAGATAAAAATACGACAGATTTGCGTGGTTTAGTGAAAGTTAGAACACCATCTGGTGCATCATTAACTACTCCAAACCAAAAACGAGAACTTCCAAATGCATTTAAAGAATTAAGGGCTGGAAGTAGTCCAGAACAAGTGTACCAAAAAATAAGAGATGTTGGTTTAACGCCTGGACATGAAAAAGTTGCAATGGCTGCGGCTAAAGCTAGAGTTGGTATTGAAAAAGGAAAGTCTGCACTAAAAGGTGCTTTGGGATTAAAAGAACAGTCTTCATTCAAGAAACACCTCTCTGTTATTAGGGAAGAAAGACTTGAAGAAGGAGAAACCTGGGATAATGTTAAAGATTTCGCAAAAAGCATGGTCCCTGGAGTAGATGCATATAATGCATATAAAGAAGGTAGATATTTGGATGCTGCTGGTAATATAGCACTTGATGCAGCAACAATAGGTGCAGGTATAGCAACTGGTGGTGTTGGTGCTGCTGCAATAAGAGGTGCTGCTGCCGGTGCAAAAGCATTGAAAGCTGGAAAAAATGTCAGCAAATCTGCAAGAATTGCACAGGCTGTAGCTAAAAGATCAAAAGGATGGAAAGCTGCAAGAGCAATTGGTAGAGGTGCAAAAGCATTAGCTAAGGGCGTGGCTGGTGCAGCAAGTGCGGTATCTACAGATTTGAACTTAGACAAATTATGGAAACCCACAGACCCACAGGGTATTAAATTTGGTCAGGTTCCAGTGAAAGTTGGTGGGGATCAACCAAATAATCCTCTAGGTAGAGGTGGAATTTCAACATTTACTGCTAATATGACACGTGGAAATCCATATGGATCAAATATAAACGAATCAAACCTATCTATAATCAAAAGTCTATCAAAAAGCAAATCTCTCACCGAACAATCATTAACATTTGGTGAAAATTCTGTAACCATAAATAAAGGTACAGCAAAAAAAGTAATGAAGGTTTATAATTCGCTAAATGAGTCTAACAAAAAGAAAATGGAAAGCATGTTAAGTGAAAGTGCATCTTCATTCAAAAAAGCAATCCAATTCGCAGTAAGGCATTAATATGGCAAACTTATTAAGAGAACATAGACTAGTAGATACAAATAGACGAGCACTTATTAAGTATGTTTGTGTTTCTGATGGAACACAATATTCAAATAATACATTGGTTGATGTTTCTACACTAGCCCTTGCTCTCAATGCTAACGGTTATATTATGACTTCAAATACTGACCCTAAAGACACATATAGAACTGCGATTAGCAGAATCAAGGGCATCACATCTATTTCATCAGGTTATATGAAACTACAATGGCATGGTGACACCAATTCAGAAATTATAGTTGCAAAAACAGATTCGTTTGATTTCACCGGTGAATCTTTTGGTGGTGTTGGTGGTGGTTCAATTCCTAACCCAGAAGCAAATTCTACAGGCGATATCTTAATTTCTACTGTAGGTATGGCTGCTAATGACACATTCACCCTCTTTATTGAAATCAGAAAAGATGGTCGAGACTATGACCAAGGTCAAACAGCAGACCCAGCAGCATTCAACAAAGGACCATACTCACTATGAAACTTATAGGCAGTATTATCAGTAAAAATTTAGTTAAAGCCGAACAAGCATTTACCAAGAAAATGGCTGTAATTGCAGAAGCCAAACTTGAAGAAAAAAAGAAAATGATTTCCGCCGTTCTTTCTGAAAAAGTAAAAGATAAAAAGAAAGATGATGAGGAAGAAGAAAAAGTTATAAAGGTGCCACCAAAGTCTGAAAGAGATAATTTGGCTTTGATTGCTTATCTAAAAAAGCAAAAGAAAAAGCGTAAGCTCAAAAAGATGTTGCAAAAGAAAATGGATGAACAACGTATGATTCCATCAGGTGAAGTTGAAATGCCTTCTGGAGAAGTTATTCCACAATCTCTAGCAAAACAAAGACGTGGATTGGCAGAAAAAGAGACTTGAAATGGCAAGAATTAAGTTAGTTAAACTTAGAATCAGAAACGGCAAAATACAAAGAAGAAAAAAGATTTCAAACGTGCCCGGATATACTCTCCGTGGTGGTAAAATGACAAAAATGTCTGTGGCTGAAAGAAGAAACAGACGACTAGGACAAAAAAGAGCCAAAATCAAAAAAAGACCTAAAATGGCTAGAATTATCATGAAGCGTAAAAGGTCTATTCTCAAGAGGAAAAGATTAGGATACTAAATGAAACTAATATCAGAAGAAATCTCAGAAATTCAATATATGATTAATGAGGACAAAGAGAATGGTAAAAAGAATTATCACATCTCTGGAATCTTCATGCAAGCAGACACAAAGAATAAAAATGGAAGGGTATATCCTTTTGATGTTCTAAATAAAGAAGTGCAGAGATATAACACTGAATATGTAAATAAAAATAGAGCATACGGAGAGTTGGGTCATCCAGACAATCCTTCTATCAATCTTGATAGGGTGTCTCATATGATTACACAATTGAAACCAGATGGATGTAATTTCATTGGTAAAGCCAAAATTGTTGATACTCCAATGGGAAATATTGTAAAGGGCCTTTTAGATTCTGGTGCAAATTTAGGTGTTTCAACTAGAGGTGTAGGATCACTTAAACCACATAATGGTTATCAACTAGTTCAAGATGATTATAAGCTTGCTACAGCGGCAGATGTTGTTGCTGATCCTTCAGCACCACATGCATTTGTTCAAGGTATTATGGAAAATGTAGAATGGTTTTATGATAATGGTCATTGGAAAATGGCACAATTATCTGAAGATACTAAAAAGGTTATTAAAACAGTTAGAAAAAGTGATATTGAAGCGGTAGCACTAAAACTATTTGAAAACTATATCTCAAAACTTTAAGTTTTATAAATAATTAAACATTCAAAGGAGACAACTATTATGGCAGGTAAGTCAATTACAGAGATCGCAAAAGAGATTCTTATGAAAGAATCTAACGATCCTACACCAGATAGAGATGCAAAGAGCATGAACCCAAATATGGCTACTCTACATCCAGGGTCAAAAGCCGTTGAAGGTCCATTTGCTAATCCCGGTTCTATGGCACCTAATGGTATGGGTGAAACAGAAGACCTTGGTCCAGCACTAGTAAATAACACAGATGTTCCTCCATCTGCTAAAGCTTCTGCAAAAATGGGTAAAGATAATTCACGCTCAGCACAATCTGCTGTTCCTGCTGAAAAACCAACCCAACAAGCCGCTATCATGGAAGATGAAGAATTTGAGATTTCAGAAGAACTAGAAGCATTCATCAATGAAATGATTGAGGAAGGATATTCAGAAGAAGAAATCGCTGAAGCTATTGAGGAAAATTTTGAACTCGTTTCTGAAGAAGAAGACGAGAAAGAAGACGAGAAAGAAGAAGATGAAAAAGAAGATAAGAAAGAAATGGATGAATCTTCACATATGAATAAAGAAACAATGAAAGAGCACGTTGATGCACTTCTAGCTGGTGAAAATCTCTCAGAAGATTTCCGTGCTAAAGCTGAAACAATCTTTGAATCCGCAGTTTCCACACGAGTCCAAGAAGAAGTTTCTGTACTAGAAGAAGCTTATGAAAAAGCTCTAACAGAAGAAGTTTCTAATATCATGGAACAACTTTCTGAACAAGTAGATCAATATCTAAACTATGTTGTAGAAAGCTGGATTGAGAAAAACGAAATCGCTATTGAAACCGGTCTTCGCACAGAAATCACAGAAGAATTTATTTCTGGCCTAAAGTCACTATTTGAAGAAAACTATATTGATATTCCAGAAGATAAAGTATCAGTAGTTGAAAGCCTTGGTTCAAGACTTGAAGAAGTTGAAGCCAAACTAAACGAAGAAATTCAAAGAAATGTTGAACTAACAAAGACTCTAAATGAATCAAAGAGATTTGAAGTTCTAACAGCCCTTTGTGAAGGTCTAACAGCAACAGAAGCAGAAAAACTAAAGAAGCTATCTGAAAATGTTGGATTCACATCTGAGGATGAGTTTGCTGGAAAAATCGCAACTCTCCGCGAAAGCTATTTCCCATCAACAGTAACACGTCAAACCACAATTGACGAAGAAGTTACTTCAGATGGTAAAGCTCTGAATGAAGAATTGAGTGGCCCAATGGCTGCTTATGTAAGAACTCTAGGTAAATCCTTAGTAAAATAAGTTAAATCAATAGAAGGAACACTATAAATGTATTTAACAGAAGCCTTGGAATCAAAGTGGTCACCTATTCTTGACCACGACGGTCTATCAAAAATCAAAGACCCATATCGTCGTGCAGTTACCGCAGTTATTCTTGAGAACCAAGAAAAAGCTATGGCTGAAGAATCACGTCAGCTAAATGAAACTGCACCAACAAACAACTACGGTGGTGGTAATATCGCAGCATACGATCCAATTCTAATCTCACTAGTTCGTCGTGCTCTACCAAATCTTATTGCTTATGATATCTGTGGCGTTCAGCCAATGACTGGTCCAACAGGACTAATCTTTGCTATGCGTTCACGCTACAAAACACAAACTGGCACAGAAGCACTATTCAACGAAGCCAACACAGCATTCTCTGGCACAAACGCCCTAGGTGCTAATGGTAACGTCCGTGGTTCTTTTGCTAATACCAATCCAGTATTTGCACTAGGCGATGACGACGTTTATGGTTATGGTCGTGGTATGACCACAGCCCAAGCCGAAGCTCTTGGTGACGTTTCTACTAACCAATTTGCTGAAATGGCTTTCAACATTGACAAGGTTACAGTAACTGCTCGTAGCCGTGCTCTAAAAGCCGAATACACAATGGAACTAGCACAAGACCTCAAAGCAGTTCATGGTCTTGACGCTGAAACCGAACTTGCTAACATTCTTTCAACAGAAATTCTTGCTGAAATCAATCGTGAAGTAGTTCGCACAATCTATTCTTCTGCTACAGTTGGTGCTCAATATGGCGTCACATCTGCTGGCACATTCGATCTTGATACCGATTCAAATGGCCGTTGGTCAGTTGAAAAGTTCAAAGGTCTTGTCTTCCAAATCGAACGTGAAGCTAACGCTATTGCTCGTGCAACACGTAGAGGGAAAGGTAATACTCTAATCGTTTCTTCAGACGTAGCATCTGCTCTTGCTATGGCTGGTGTTCTTGACTATACACCTGCTCTACAAGCTGACCTAGTTGTTGATGACACAGGTAACACATTCTGTGGCACACTACATGGTCGCATCAAAGTTTATATCGACCCATATTTCGGTGGTTCTGCTAATGGCGACGAACTTTGCACAGTTGGTTATAAAGGTACATCACCTTATGACGCTGGTCTATTCTATTGCCCATACGTTCCACTACAAATGGTTCGTGCAATCGGCCAAGATACTTTCCAACCAAAGATTGGCTTCAAAACACGTTATGGGATGGTAGCAAATCCATTCGCAACCGCTGCTGGCGATGGTGCTGTTGCTCCACGCAATACCAATGCCAATAACGCAAACATCTACTACAGAATCTTCCGTGTAAGAAACCTTACCTAAGATTTATAGTCAATAACAATAATAATAAACTAGAGAGGGGATTGTTCCCCTCTCTTTTTTTATAAATACTACATAAACACAAATAGAGAGTATTGCAATGGCACAATTCAGAAAAGATACATATCGCTATCTTCCACAAGAAACTACTATATTTGAAGCGGTTATGCTTGCTGACCAATATGGAAATCTTGTTGGTGCTGCAAATCCTTCTGGAATGGCAGTCGATGCTTTTGGTAGAGCAAGAGTATCAACACCGCTAACGCTGTTTGATTCATACCATAGATATGATCCAAATCAAAAGTTTCATACTGCAAATACTTCTGGCGGAACTTATGCTTTTAGTGCTAATGCTGCAACATTTTCAATGAATGTCAATACTACTTCCGATGCGGAAGTTATCAGAGAATCTAAAAGAGTATTTGCCTACCAGCCAGGAAAAGCATTAGAGATATTGCAAACGTTTATAATGAATCCAGCAAAAACTGGATTGAGACAAAGAGTAGGATACTTTGATAGCAATAACGGCATTTTCCTTCAACTTGATGGTACAACTCTTTCTTTTGTTAAAAGAAGTAATTCGACATCCACACCAACTGATAATGCCATCAATCAAGAAGAATGGAATATGGATAAGTTAGATGGAACTGGTCCATCTGGCTTAACATTAGACATTTCAAAAGCACAAATTATGTTTATTGATATTGAATGGTTGGGTCTTGGAACTGTTCGTTGTGGATTTGTTATTAATGGACAGCTTATTCATTGCCATTCTTTTCATCATGCAAACATTGTTGATGGTCCATATATGACCACGGCATGTCTTCCAATAAGATTAGAAATTAAAAATACTGCTGAAACTGCTAACTCATCAGTATTAAAACAAGTATGTTCTTCTGTAATATCTGAGGGTGGATATGAATTAAGAGGCAAACCAAGGTCAATTGGTACTCCGGCAAATTCTGTAATTGATATGGCAACTGCTGGTGTGTGGTATCCTATCGTATCCATTAGATTGAAATCAGACCAAATTGATTCTATCGTGCTACCAACTAATATTTCATTTTTGGCAGAAGGTAATAATGGTAGAGCAAAATATGCTTTGATTGCTGGTGGCACTCTTGGCGGTAATACGACTTTTACATCTGCTGCTTCAGATTCTCCAGTAGAATACAATATGGTAGCCAATTCTATCACTGGAGGAACTGTTGTTCAACAAGGTGTTGTAGGAATTACGAACCAAACGGCTGCAATGATTACATTAGGAAAAGATGCGTTGTTCAAATATCAATTATCAAGAAATGGTCTAACTAATGTTCCAGAGATATTAACTCTTGCTGGAATGGCAGGAACATCTGGCGATGATGCATCTGGCACAATAGATTGGGAAGAGGTTACTTAATGTTAACATTCAAACAATATTCATATCTAACAGAAGCAAAAGCAAAGGATATTAAAGCCAAATATCCACATCTTGCATCATTACCAGATAAGCACTTATCTTCTTATGGTGAATGGTTAGGTAGAAATGTGAGCCCTAATGATAATATGGAAGAAGTTTCAAAAACCATAGAATCTTTTCATAATATCAAAAATATTATGCCCAAAGAGGACAGAGATATCAATGTATATGATAGTCTTGAGAAACTAAAGGGTAATGTCAGATACCATGTGAATGAAAGAGAACAGAAAAAAAGACAAGAGCAAGCCGTTGTTCCAGTGCATAAGGGTGACACTTTAAGTGTAAATAGAATAGACTCTAAAGAAGCTTGTATCAAAAATTATGGTGGGGGTAAAACAAGATGGTGTGTTGCTGCCAGAAGTCCCGAGAATCCTTGGGAAGAATATAGACAATTTGATGTTAATACGGGTGAAACTAGCCATATGTACACCATACATACGCATGATAATAATGTATTCGCATATCATGAAGGCGAAGAAGCTATTATGAGAGATAAAAATGATAATGAAGTTAATATATTAGACTTTGTAAAAAAATATCCTGAAGCAAGAGACGTTAAAGTACTTAAAAACTCTAGGTTTGGTTATATGTTCAGTCAAGATGAAAAAAATCTAGAAAAAATAGTCAGTAAAAATCATCCATCTGACGATGATATGATTATGAGAAGACAAATAGTGTCTGCTAATGAAGGTATTGCATATAGACATAGAAACCATCCCGATTATAATGTAAGAGAAGCCGCAGCTAAATGGAAATCTGTTGCAGATGACTATATGAATCCAAGAAAGACAATATTTGGAAGAAATAAGCCTGAACAAGATGCACAAGTATTATATGAAATTGCAAAAAATCATCCAGAACATGCAGAAGTATTATCTAGACATCCAGATTTCTTTGTTAGGGCAGGTGCAGCAAC